GCGATAGACCTGGTGAATTGGCGCGACGACTCGATCATATGCTGCGAATCGGAGGCAGCGACAAGCGTATTGTAGGCTTTTTTGAGAAAGTTGCCTCGTCTGTTTCAACACCTGTTCTATTACAGGTTCACGCACATTTTAACAACCGTTGCAATCCGAAGGACCTCAGAATTTTCCTTCCTAAGGGGAGCATCGCCAAGGCCAAAGCCATTGCTAACAACACGTTGCCTATCAGCAATGATGTTTGTTCACGAATTGTGTTGGCGTGTGAGGCAGCTTTGCAGGAACGGTTTGCTGAGCTTGAACCGCTCGGCAACGTTTATATTGATGAGCGTTTGGGAAAGTGCTTTGTTCCGGCTGGGCTGCGCTCGGCCAGCAAGTCATTACGCACGCTGGTTCGCGGTTCACGTTTACCTTTTGGTTCTAGTGCCAACACCATCAGATTTTTCATGTGGTGGAAACAGGGCGACACCCGTTGTGACCTCGATTTGTCAGCAGTGAGTTACGATACCAACTGGAAGTTCAAAGATCAAGTTTCTTGGACACAATTGAGAGGCAACCGCATAAGGGCTTGCCATAGCGGTGATATCACTTCGGCCCCCCATGGGGCTTGCGAGTTCATTGATTTGGATGTTGATTCAGTCATCCAGTCTGGTGCTCGTTATGTTGTGATGTCGGTGTTTTCGTTTACCGGCCAGGACTTTGCATCATTACCGGAATCGTTTGCTGGCTGGATGATGCGTAAAGACCCGAAATCCGGCGAGATTTTTGAGCCTTCCACGGTTCAAGACAGGTTTGATGTTTCGCATGGTGGTAAAGTTGCTATCCCGCTTATTTTGGATTGCGTGACTCGCGAAGTCATTTGGGCTGACATCTCGTTAAAAGGGCGTCCCAATTTCAATAGCCTTGAAGCCAACGCCAAAGGTCTGGCACTAACCGGTAAGGCCGTTGCCGAAATGGTCAAACCGAATTTGTATGATCTGTTCTCAATGCACGCAATTGCACGTGGTGGCATGTTGGTTTCTAGTCCGGAGAGTGCCGACACGGTTTTCTCGATGGACCAGGGTGTCACGCCGTTCAACATCGAGAAAATCGCCTCGGAGTTCATGGCCGATGCGGTGAAACCAACGAAACCGGCAAAGTCAACAGCGTCAGCAGTGGACTAAAGGGAATTTTTATTATGAAAGCTACATTTGATTTAAATCTTGAGCTGGCCCCCATTAAAGACAGATGGAGCCGTAGTCCCGAAGAAATCAGACAGAGCATTCGAGAGCGTTTAGATAACGGAGTTTTAGGAAAAATGCCGAAAGGCTCCGTTATCACCAGACGTCCACAGATGGCCGCTGATGCTGAAGCTCATGATAGCTTTTTGTACGCGCTTTCCGATGCTTATAGCCAGCACCGTGACATTTCGTTTGGGCCGCATGACCTGTGGTATTGGGTTTTGACCGAAATTGCGGCAGAGGTCAACGCCAACCCCAGCAATTATCGCGACATTTTCACCAAAAGCCCCGAAAAGGTTCATATTGCGGTGTTTGATTCGACTGGTTCGGCCTATCACCCCGAAACTACATTTCTACCGATTGACTTAATCATCAACGAACTCAAAACGAAGGTTCCTGTTGATTTGTCGTTGTTCCTGCCACAGTTCAGCACCAATACACCCAGCATTACAGCTGCTAACATGGCTGCATTTTGCGATATGGTCAAGGCCTATTACAGCTACGGTGTGTACTGTTGTGGTATTCGTTCCATCGACGTACAGGGAACTGTGGACGATTGGACGGAATTTGGTGATCGGCTGGCCATACTGCAGCCCAGTCTCGCTGGTATCTCACCCAAATATTTCACCCGCGTCCGCAATCGTGTTGCCATGATTCGTGATTCGTTGCAAGGTGGTGATACTTCGTTTTACCAAAATATCTACACGCAAAAGAACATTGGTTCGGGCAGCGAACTCCAAGTTAGTGGCTGGATTACCGAATTTGTCATTAGACCACCAGAACTTCCTAAAATCAACAACTTCTCAAAGGCCTGGAGTGTTGTTCCGTTTACAAACCACACTTGCAAAACTGAACACTCTGAAGTTTATGGGTGCTTCTTCAGCAACAAGATTGATGGCCGTCACTTCCCCGATTATTCCAACTACACCATTTGGCATAAAGATGGAATCCAATAGCGCGTTTGACGAATTGCGTGCAATTGCGCGGGAATACAAAATTGAAGTATGGTTGCCAAAAGCACCGGAGTGTTCGGCTCTGGCACAATCGTCTATCGTGATAATAGATCACACCAATTTTTTAAGAGCCAGGGATTATGAACAATCATAAAATAGACGATTCACTGGGGAAAGCACTATTTCAGACTCGTTGGATTCTCTATCCGATGAACTTTGGTTTGGCTTTGGCTGGTGCGGTATACTCGCTTAAGTTCTTGGTCGAAACTTACCATTTGGTGTGCCAAAGCTTTACCGGCGACACTGAAGCGGTCATGGTGATGATTCTTGGCTTGGTTGATATGCTGATGGTGGGTAACCTCATCGTCATGGTTTACAAAGGAAGCCATCAAATCTTCATTCAACGGTTTAAGATTGAAGATGTTGAAGACCGTCCACAATGGTTGGACCACGTTGATTCTGGGATTTTAAAAGTCAAAGTGGCCTCATCAGTAGCTGGCATCACCTTAATCAAACTTCTCAAAGATTTCGTTAACATCGAAGATGCTAATTGGGATGTACTGGCCCATCGTGCCATCATTCACATTGTCTGCCTGATATCAGCCCTTATAATGGCAATCATTTGGCGTATCACTCACGTTAGGGACGAACATCATGGCCAGCACTGATGTCGGCGCAAAAGAGTTTTGCCATCGGATGATACTTTCCCCTCTTTTGGGCGGGTTGAAAGTTTCTCCTGAGCAAATGCTAGAAGTTTTAGGCGGTATTGTCAATCTTTATGATGACAAGGCACTTGGATTAAGGGTTGACGGATTTCAAATTGTTACAGAGCATACATTTGCCTCTTCTTACGTGCCGCTCGACACCATTTTAGCAGAAATTGGCTATACTTCTGGTTATAAAAAACATGCCTGTATGCAAATTTGGTCGGCAATTGAAGCAACAGTGCGCAGCTATTTTAACAGTTCGGACGATATTCTAAACTTAAAATTTTTGGGAACACTCCGGCCAGTTGATTTAGAACATTCAGCTTACAGTTTGCAATATCGCTATACACGACTATGAACACTGAGAAATTTTGGAAGCCCAAGCCAGGTGAAACCGTTAAAATCAGAATTCTCGATTCTGAGGCCTCTCCATTGTATTGCCGTTGTGGTGCAACATTGTCAATGCACAATGTGCTTAAATATGATCATGCATTTGAAGAGTTCAAGATAACTGGTCTGCATTACCGGCTAAATCAGGGCGACTAAATATCCTGGAGAAGCTAAAATGTCCAAAAACAACGTTCAAAACATTATCGAAGCCGTAAAAGAGGCAGCAACCATTAAGACCTTGTCGCCTACCGAATTACACCTGAAAGCTGCGGCGGCTCATGATGCAGCAGCTATGGCTAAGAAGGTTAAAACCACCGATGCAGCTTGGACTGCCACCAAAAAAGCGGTTGAGGCCAACCCTAAAGCAGACTGGAAGACCAGGTTGACAAGCATGGCTGATGATGCTGTTGATCATGCTCGTCATCAACGTTGGGAAGATGCTGCCGAAATTCATGGAGAGGCATCAGAACAACATCGTAAACTGGCAAAAAGAGTTAATTAATCCAGCTTTTGGTTACGCCTGGGCTGGCCTGGGTTATTGAATCATCACCGGATCCATCTTCTTGGGCTTCCGAGGTATCTTCCGTAATTTCTTGAACTGTTTCCTCTACGCTGGCTCGGCATCCTAGGAAAAGGGCCACGGCTTCTTCATTGAGGTCAGCTAAAGCTACGATGCTGAGCTTGCTGACCGCCACAAACCGATGTGCCGTGAACGGCATCCATCGTGAAAATCCAAAAGTGGCACCACCATCTGGCCTCAGAACCAACGAAACCTTCATTGGATCTTTAATCATAATATAACCGTTATTGTTGGAATCTTTAATCATTTCACAAACAATATCTTCTCCGCTGGATAGCTTGATGAACCTGTATTTCGGTTGAATGACTTCTGGTTCTTCAACTGTCTCTGTTAAATGTTCTGTGTGTTCGTCCATGGTGACTGTCCTTTACGAATAATAAAGCGCGTTGGATACCGCGTTCTCTGGTGAAAACGCCGGAACTGGCTGAGCTTCTGATACTATTTTAGCCAACAGCGGTTTTGGTGCTGCTGTGTTCAGAGCTATTTTATACGACTTCACGCGGAACTTTTCGGTGTTGTAATAACGGACACGTTCCCTGGCATGAATTATAGCGAAGTTTTCTTTGGATTTGTGTTGCAAGTCATCAATAATATCATACATCGTGACCTTGGTTTTGCGATCCGATAATCTAAGACCACGACCAATTGATTGCAACACTCTGATTTTGCTCTTGGTAAACGAGGCAAAAATTACATTGTCGATGTTACGGATGTTGACACCGGTTGAGAACGTTCCGAAGCTGGCCACAATAATAGCATCGGTTTCGTTTTCTGTGATACCCCTGATGTTGTTTCGGACAGTTGTTTTAACGTCCTTATCAACGTAAAAGACTTTACGGCCTGACTCGCATTTTTCCTGGATCATTGAAAATAGAGGTTTGCCGTGTTTGTCGGTAAACTGGAACAATACTAGCGTGTTGCCTTTCAGCGACAACACCAGGTTGCGAATGAAACGGTTACGATCTTCGTTGGTAACGATCCACTCGATTTCATCTTCATATCGATATTTTTTGATGGCTTTGCAGACCGGCTCTGGATATTTAAGAACCAGACACTTGATAGTGAGTTCAGCCACCATTTTCTTGTCCATCAATTCTTTGGTTGAAATCGCTGTATACAGCTTACCAAACATTCCTTCCAGCTGCATTACGTTGGTTTTAGAATCCTGGACCGTGCCGGTTGCACCAACACGAAAACGACAATTGACCAGTGAATCCATGATGTTGTTAAGGCTCTTGGAGGTATAAAGATGAGCCTCGTCTCCAAAGATGGCCTCAAATGGCTCGAAATAATTGGACGGCATTTTGAAAATCGATTGCCACGTCGTTATGATGACTCTCTTGCCAAGTGGCGGGTTTTTATCCTTGCCGGAATAAATTCGATGGCAATTGTGCTCAACAGCCCAACCGTTGGCGCTCGAATAGTCTTGAAAATCGCTGTACATTTGCTCGACTAGGGCAGTTGTCGGCACCACCAGCAAAAATTTGCCTTTTGTTTTAGCCAAATAGTAACGCATCAGGCAATAAGCAACCAGGCTTTTGCCAGAAGATGTGGGGCTGAGCAGGAGTAACCGCCTGTTACGAATGGCCTGTAAGATGGGTTGATGCTGATGCTCGCGAACCTCTATCGGCTTACCTTGGCTATGCAGGTTGAGGTAACGATAAAACTTTTTGGCTTCATCCTCGGAAAAGTCGGTGAGTGTATCCAAGTCCGGATGTAGGTATTCGAGTTCATATTCGTTTTCATCAGCAAAAGCCTTAACCTTGCTATGAAGGCCGTATGGCAAATTTCCGTTTTTAATGTTCAACAGACGAATTTTACCGTCCCATTGCCGCCACTTATAAGCTGGAGTATGCTTGGCATCTGGAACTTCGAATGTGAATCTGTCAGATATTTCATGCATCACACCCTTGTCTGGGCAGGTGATGCGGACGTGTGTCTCTGAGGCACGGTCTATTAGTATCTTAGGCACCAACATTATCTAGCATGCTTTGTGGAAGCTGCCCCAAATAAATAGAGGCATGAAAACCCTGTGCATGAAAACCCTGTTTGAAGAGGCCAAGATTTTTAGCGCATCGGCTTTGGCCCAAGCTACAATTGAATTCCACGACAGCCACTTCATATATCGCGGCTCTGGACGAAATCAGGGAGGGCCGAAAGACTTTATTCCAAGTGGTACATCATATTCCAGCCATGAAGAGATGGCACTGTTATTCGGACGCAAAATCACACATTTAGACCTTAAAGGCCAAAAGGTTTTGGATTTGGATTTATGTGCGGAATTGCCAGCCGGAATTTATTATGACAAAATGCTCTCTTCAGAACCTCAAAGAGCAATAAAAGAATTACGGGCAATGGGATTCAGCGGAGTTCGGTTTGATGGTTCCGATGAAGATCCCAACATAGCCGATGACATAGGCGAGCCGGTTTACGAATACCGGATGTTTCCAAAAACTTAAAAATCTTGACCTTTTGTAAACTTCAAGAAATTAACGGCTGAATTGATGTTGAAGCCTCGGCTATCCAAATGTTTGATGGCCCGTTCAATATGATGAACTTTCTCTTGTTGGATATCAATTTTCGATTGTGATTCAGCAATTTTGGCATCGGCGTCCAGCCACATGCCAACATCCGATTTGAGAATGACTCGGTCCAGCGGTTCTTGTTTATACATTTCTGGGCTTCCGTGTCCGAGATAATATTCGGTTTTACCCCAAATCAAAGCTTTGTGCTCGCGTTCCAGCCTTTTGAGCCTAAGTCTCTCTTCGCTAAGAATCGGAAACCATTTGTTCATGAGGTCAGGAATCCGGTGTAACTCCTCATCAAGTTGGTCTCGTTTAATGGTGAAGTCAGCCTTCAACTCTGTGTGGATATCGGTAAGTTTCATGGACGTTCTATTTTATCATAATCACTGGAGCACGTCAAGATATTGACAGATTTGCCTCGTAATGTTAAAATGATGGTATGGCGAAAACGAAAAAAGAGCTAATGGTTCCATTCTGGCAAGATGGTAAAAAATGGCATCAAATGGATTACATCTCAAAAAGCATTTTAAAAGATCCATCATTGTTGTTGAGCGGTTGGAAACTCGTCCCTAATTATCAATTCAAGGCTACTCTTCAAATTATCGAAGCCAAAGGTGGCCGAAGTGCAGCCGGTTTTGTTTTGGAAGATGAGCAGGGTTGCCACTATTCAATGTTTATGAAGGACGCCATGGACATTATTTTATCGATGGATATTCATAAAGGTCGAATATTTGGAACCTGGTCCTTTAAAAAGTGCGGTTCCAATTTTGGAATTTACCGGCTATTTGAAGAAGCATGGCAACCGTACGTGGATTGGCCACGTGGAATTTAAGCTCCTAACAACACTTGCAAAGCCGTTGGCATTTGGTTAGGATCGTCGTAGAAATCATAAACTGTGTATTTGAAGGTCACAGACACCGGCACAGGCGTAGCGTCCGTGGCCTTTGTGTCAAACTGAATATCTCCAATGCTAACTGGATAACAATCTTGGAAATGGACATATGTTAGCGGATTTTCAGAGTTGTCTAAAATCGTTAAAATTGCGTCTGAGTAGACGCCTTTATAGGCATTATTGAAGATGGTCCATTCTTTCAGTGATTTAAACTGTTCAAACTTTTCTGGGAAACTAACAGCGCGAATCCATCGTTGGATTTCACGATAGTTTGCCATTTTTTCATCTAAGTTAAAAACCACCACAAAATCACTAAACTGGATTTTGTCTCCATAAATTGGAATGTCAACGAACGGCGTTGGCTGTATGGCATTTCCCATCGCAACTCCAGGAACGTTCACTTCCTGTGCAAAATAAGTCACGTTTGGCACGCGTGCAAAAACAAGCCTGAACCGGTGCGGAAAAAGCGGGTTCATGTTCATCGGCTGGTTATTGACTGCGCCTATTTTTAATCCTTCAAGCATATCAATATTTACACACGATAGTTGAACACATTTGGTTAAATTCAACTCAGATACATTCAATGGTGGTTCTAGACAAGTTTGGTTCTGCTCATGGTATAATGAGTTAACACTGGAGATCACCCAATTAAATGGAACAAAACGTTGCTAATATAGAGTTTGAACAGGGTCCGTCTCGTTACGATCCAGATTATGTCAATCATTCAGCTGCAAAATCTGGCCAGTTTAATATATGGGTCAACAAGCTGATGAACAGAATTCATGGTGACCCCAAGTCGGCTACGGCTTGGAAGTTCTGGAATGCCTCTCACCCGATTAATATGGGTGACGCTTTACGATTTCGGGTTCGTGGCAGCAAACATGAAGGATATGTTACATTGCGATATAAATCGCAGCATAAACCAGAACCAGGCGACGATTCACCGCAAAAAGGCACTTTTGACATCGAATTTGGTGCGCTTGATGGTACGCAATATCGCACAATCAAAACTCTGGATGGCATGTGCGGTGCTGGTGTACACTGGGACGATCTCGTAAAAACAATAAGCCTAAATGTTTTATAGAACCCCACCAAAATGAACCTAATTATCGACATCTCCAAATTAGCCGGTACAACAGAAGAACAGGCAACCTCGCTTGTTCGGATGGCCGGATACACACCAAAATCGATTATCGCTGGAACGCCTCACCTTTTAACTGCTGACAATCTTCCCAAATTGGTCATTTTAGAAGTAAACCACGGCGTGGTGGTGCAAGCTTATCATGGGTAAACATTTCAGCATTGACGGCTTTTCGAACTGGTGCTACAATAAAAGAAGCTCGGACCTCTCATAAGGTATAAAATGGCAGATAACAATCAACACTTAGTTTTGGCATACAAAAATTTCGCAGCAAACATAGGGATTTCACACATTGGTTTGGGTGTGTCGGCACTCAACAATGCAAAAGTTCTGAATGCACACGGAATTAGAACATCAGTATTTCCAATTGTAAATTCAAAAATGCTCGCTGACAAGATCGCCGCAGACTCATCAGTAACTCACGTTGTGATAGCAGCACCGTGGATTCCTGTTGAAGAAATGCGGGGTTTAATCACTACATTTTCACAAGTCAACTTTGCTGTGAATTGCCACAGCAACACAGCATTTCTGCAAGCCGACACTCGTGGAGTAAAACTGCTGCGTGAATATATTGACCTAGAACAGGGCGCTCTCAACTTCCACATTGCTGGTAATAGCGCTAAATTTGTCCGTTGGTTGCGCAACGCGTATCAATGTCCAACAACATTTTTACCCAACATGTACTTTCTCGATTATTCGCAAAGGTCTACAAGGCCGACATTCAATGGCGGTATACTGCGAATTGGTGCATTTGGCGCGACACGTCCACAAAAGAATTTGATGTCGGCAGCTGGTGCTGCACTGGAACTTTGCCAGGACCTTAAAATGGATACTGAATTTTGGGTATCTGGTGGTCGGACGGAAGGCGGTGGCAACACGATTTTGAATTCTGTTCGTGAAATGCTCAACAACGTTCCCGGCATCACTTTGAAGGAACTTGGCTGGGCATCGTGGCCGCAGTTCCGTGATATCGTTCGCCGTATGCATCTTTTGATTCAGGTGAGCTATACGGAAAGTTTTAACATGGTCACGGCTGACGGAGTAGCGGAAGGTGTGCCATCAGTGGTTTCCGATGCCATCGACTGGGCACCAGAATACTGGCAAGCATACATGGATGATACTAGCGACATCGCCCGTGTTGGACGACAATTGATTTTTGATCCTTTAGCAGCGCATGATGGTTTGATGCATCTTGAACAGCATAATGCAGATTCGTTTAGCGCATGGGCAAAATATGTTAAAGCGCCTGTGAACTACACATCCATTCTTCAGGACCCCTATTTGCTGTAGGGCCTGTTGACCACGGAACGGAAGCTTCGTGGCTTATGAGAGCATCGGTGGGACTGCCTAAGGTGTCCCACCGATGGATTAACGTTTAGGTTTTGGCAACTTTTCCAGAACTCGTCTTAAAATAAGTGCCGCCTCACCTTCTGATATGGTCGGTAAAATAGCCTTCAATTGTTCTTCAAACAAGACAGCTTCTGGTCGTGGATTTCTGATCGGCGGAGTAAGCTGGCAAAACTTGCTACTCGGAATCACCAGGACACCTCCAACAAAACAACTTTCGGAAGTTCTAAACCCTCCTCTACAAATTGCACTTTCACCCAATCGTTGATCTTGTGATAGGCAGCGATGGCTGATTTGGATTTGTAAGACATGTCATCGTCAGTTCTGTTGGTAAACCACCTAACATAAGAATCGTTAGGCACTCCCTCCCCTCCATTCCAATCACAAAAAAGGTCTGAATCGAGGTCACCCCCGATAAAATCCAGAACGTAAAGTTGTGTCATAATTAGTAGCGCACCGATTTGGAAGCCGTCGCCTTCAAGTTTCCTGTTTTGAACATCTCCAGATAGTAAATGGCCGCGTTACGTTGATCTTCGGTTAGCTCTGCTCGTCGATCTCTCAGCCCGAGCGTGAACGTGAGTGATCCATGACGAGGACAAGAATTATACCAGTGGTCTGACCGTTGATTCCGAAAACGGTCATAGTTCTTGACGCCGTATCGATATTCGTCCAGCGAAAACCGTATCTTGTTCATGTTGCCGCTGAACCACAGAATGGCGTCTTCTATCACCCCAAGCATGTCTTCTTCTTTGGGGTCAAAAATTTCAGGCATTTCGAAACTGAGAACGTCTTCGGCTATTTTGATCCGACTCAGATCAAAACCGCTGAGACCATTTTGATACAACCGCTCCTGGTTGGCAAGTTGCACATTCAAGTTCATGATTGCTGTGTCATGACGTCGATTTTCTAATTCAATCGACGTCTTAGTCTGGGTGATGGCCGTTTTAATAGCAGCCAAGCTGTCTAAGGCTACTTCTTCTGTTGTCATGTTCTCCTCTTCTTATGCCATGAAGCATGGCGTGAAACGTTTCATGTTGGTCATCACAACGCCCATCACATCGGTCAGCTTAGAGGCATAGTCTTCGTCGTGATTGCGATAGCCCAAGCCGTGAACAAACTCATGTGCGGCGATGGCTAGAATGCGATATCGTTCGGTCAGCTTGAAGCGTTTCTTGAAGCTGCGCCCTTTGCTTGCGCCAGTCTGTGTGACCACCGTGGCCGGATTGATGTAATAAACGGTGCCGTAGGCACTGCTGGTTTCATGTTCGGCTTCGTTTTCTTCGTCCAATACGAAGCCCACGCTGAAATTGCCCTCGGCGTTGAATAGTTTATGCATTTCTACCAGGATTCTGGACCAGAACTTGGTCAGGGTCAGGCAGTAGTTGCCAAACATATCGGATTCGGGGCGGTAGAACGTGGGCGTTTCCATACCGGTGGTGTTCTTAACGATGAATTGATGGCCGATGCGGATTTTGACACCCAGGTCATTGCTATTGCGGCGTTCTGCCACTGTGACGGTGCTACCAACATTGGTGTAAATGTATGACTGGTCCGGTGCCTGTTGCGGCGTTTCAAATGATTCGTCGCTGCTAACCTGAGTGCTGGCCGCTGCCAGAATCGCGGTGAGCGCTGTGGATTGCTCACGCACTGATGCCACATGGATTGAAGGGCCTTCGTAGCGGTGATAACGAGCTTCCTTGTTTTGAAGTGCGGACCGTTTGTTGATAACCAATTCGGTGAGGAAGTTCTGCAGCTGTTCGCTGTAGGTATATTGAAGGCCATCACGATTGGCGGTCAGAACCTTGTCGCCTTCGCCGCTCAGCTCCACTACGATGGTTCCCTTGAACGTGATGTGGCGCACGAACATCGGGATTCCATGAATGCGAATGACGGCCACGCCATCAAACGTGCGATTGGAGTAGATACTGCCGAAGCTGAACTCACGGCGAGGAGAACCTTTGCGCAGATTGGTGGGGCGAACGGTATTGTTGACAATCAGTGTGCCTGACCATTGTGCATATGCTGCGAAGCGGCGAAACGCGTTGTTCAATTCTTCGACGCAATTGCCTGTCCAGAGGATGCTGAAGCGGCAACCAGTGCGATAAGGACGTTCGTTGATGGTGTAAGTCGCACCACTGCCGTCAACGGTCCACCGTTGGGTGTCGATTGTGTAATGTTTGTGGCAGAACGCAATCAATTCTTTCGCTTTGCCGAAGCCGCCAACTTTGCCATTGACAAAACGCTTGCCGGATTCGCCCAATGCCAAGAACTTGTCTTCCAGAACGGAGCGATCCATGCCAATGCCATCATCTTCGATCACAACCAGGGTGTCGCCGTTCTGCTCGGAGACGGTAACGACAATGCGGTCAGAATCGGCGTCGATGGAGTTCTGCATCACTTCACGGACGAACGCCCAATAACGGTCAGCGTAATCGCGGAAGGCACCAGCGAAAAACTCTGGGCCGATTTTGATCGATTTCACTTGGTTGTTTGTGTCGCTCATAAAACCATTTTACCACATCGCGATAATTCCTGTCAAGTATTAGGTCGTGACGTATTCGGTAAAGGGTTTCGGACTATAGCCGCTGTCTCGCACGTTTGGCTTCGTGGGCCAGCATAAGACACTCCAGAACAAATATTTGATCTTTTTCGGGAAGTTTTTTCAAGTGTTCAAAACAAAACTCCATATCGTTGGCCTCTTGTTCTGAAAGAATAACATCGTTTGGCATGTGATAGTCCTCTGTTACAAGATTATCACATGCCAAATTGATTTGTCAAGCAGTTGTTACGGCTTCTTCTGCTCCGACACGAAGCCGCAAGGCAGTGTTACCAAGTTTTTTCATAATAATACCGGTGCTGAGTGTTACTGTGACCTGCCGTCCGTTATTTTTGACGTCACTGATTTTGGTCCAGCCGTGAATACCCAATAATTCCGCATTTTGTTGCTTAAGAAGTTTCCATCTTTTTAAAAGGTCGTTGAAGGTGATGTGTTCAATCATACACTAATTTATACTTGCGCCAGAACAGCTTGTATGATAAAATGAACTCATGAACCCATGGCATAGATTTTTTGGTGCTTTTGTCAGCATACTAAGCTATTATTGTCTCATAATGTGGACAATCCGGCGAATGGCCAAACGAGGAACATCAAAATGGATTGGTGTCCCTATTCTGATTGTCATGATTATGGGGTTTGCGTTGACTTGGGGTTTTTGGGATTTAATGCCGGTTTCTCATAACTAGGGCCTAAATACTGACATGGATGACTTCAGCAAAAATTTAATCAACGCAACTAGCAAAATACTTCGGGAAGCAGCTGGAAGTAGTGAGTATACGCCAATAAGCTTTCGAGACATTTATGAAAAAGGTTCTGGTTGGGTTCACGAAATAACGTTTCGGACCGCCAAAGGCGTTTTTTGCGTTATTGACGATACTGATTCTGTTGAGGTGTTTGCAGACAAAGCAAATGTAGTGACACCCAAAGAAGCGGCATCTCTCTGGGCCGACTATGGATTTGGCACGAGCCAATTTCCCACCAAGGATGTTCCTGAAGATGTTCCTGAAGATGCTCCTGATAACTTAACAGTAGAAGTTTGGGTTGGTAGTAGTGTGAAGTTTTCGAAATTGAATTCCAAGTAGAGATACTTGACAGCCTGAAGAAGTCGTGTTATAATAGTTTTGTGGTTATCCGCGTAGACCAGAGTGAACAACCTGGAAAAACGCCAGAGCTTCGGCTTTGAGATCAGATGCTCTCTTGGGAGCCGTTAATTCTTTGATCACCGTATTCGGGAGTTAATGTGGTACGTTTCGTTAAGACGTATCGACCTGCTGGGATGAAAAATCCACACCGTGGGTGTATCGAAAGGTACGCCCACTGGCGAATTTTCGAGTGTGTATAAATAAGAGCGAGAACAACAATGAAGCGAATGATCACAACTAAAACTTTCCCCGATCAAACGCTAGTTGTATGCCCACGAGATCCAGGCGTCACTACCGGCGCTGTGGTGGGCGTAGACCCCGATAGGGTCTAAACTTTAGCAAAGTTCTCAAATCCCATCACAATTTTGATAAGCGGTGTTAGTCGAGCCTGCTAAGACGCTTGGTTGCCAACCAGGAAATCACGAGTTGAAATCTCGTACACCGCTCCACTTTTAGAAGTCCGATTTGAAAAATAGGAATGGAATGGCTGAACAACCAGAATTACCTGAATCAGAATCACCGAAGTTGATGATGCCGCCTGGTTTTGTTGGTGTTTCACCATTGGTTGCGCCATCCAAAGAAATTTGGGAATTAAGACGCAAAGCGTTGGAAAAAGAAAAGTCCGGTAAGTAGAGTTTTGGGCGGGACGTTAGAGGAGTCTGGCCGTCCTCGTCTCCCTGTCACGGAGAAAATCATGGATTCAAATTCCATACGTCCCGCCGAGAATTTTACAAGTTTTGTGGGTGTAGCTCAGCCTGGGAGAGCGCTTCCCTGACACGGAAGAAGTCGCTGGTTCAAACCCAGCCATTCACACCAATTTTACGGCTTTTTAGCTCAGTTGGCAGAGCGCCTCTCTTACAAGGAGGAGGTCGCCGGTTCGAGACCGGCAGAAGCTACCAGTTTAACCGTGGGATGGAGTTGTTAGTTCAGTGTTGTCCCGTGCTGAACGAATCTTCACAACGGACAGAGTAACGCATTGAGTCCAAAGGGCTGTGACATGGCCAGCCACAGTGCGTGAAATGGTAAACGATGACCTCCTAGTCAGAGGTTGACGGGGTACATTTATGAGCAATGGAACATATTTAAGTCCTGATCGAGAAGACACACTGGATGATGCGTTGCTGAGTGGCCGTATCATGGTTGGGGCATTGAGCCAACTGATGAAAGAAGGCGATAACATAATCGTTGAACTCAAATACCAGCCCAAATATCCAGACGACCCATATGGGATGTTTGAAGTTATTAGGACAAGTTCTCAAATCATCACAAGACCACTGATGATTGAATAAGTTATCGAGGTGTGGCCGTAAATTCGCAACGGCGCTGGCCATATGGGGCCAGAAAATTCCGGGAGGTCATTATGACAGCCGCGTCCGGACCCTCGACCAGTTTTCTAGGTGTAGCCTAGTTTGATCAGGCACTCGGTTTGGGGCCGAGATCACGTTGGTTTAAATCCAACCACCTAGACCAAATCCGGGGATTCACTAAGAGTCCCCGAACATTAAATAAGTGCATGAAAATATGCACCAAGTGTGAAATTTTGAAAGAGGATGGCGAGTTTAACTGGCGGCTGAAAAGCAAAGGCACACGACAAGCACATTGCAAGGCATGTCATCAAAAACATGATAACCAGTATTGGGCTACGTCTGAACATCGCCGTAAAAGTAACGGAGCCGCTAATAAGCAAAGACGAATTCGTAATGCCAGGTTTATTTGGGAATATCTGATGGTTCATCCGTGTAAATGTGGTGAATCAGATCCGACAGCATTGGATTGTGACCATCGCGACCCGAAGACAAAACGAGATAGCATTTGTGAGCTATCTAGGACATCATATTCAATTGCGGTTCTTAAAGAAGAACTTGATAAATGTGATGTCATGTGCGCTAATTGTCATAGAAAGCGTACAGCAAAACAGTTTGGTTGGTATAAGTTTTTGCATAACCAGCGTGTAGCTCAGTCTGATTAGAGCGCCTGTTTCGGGAACAGGAGGCCGAAAGTTTAAATCTTTCCACGCTGGCCAATTTTCGAGGCGTAGCCTAGCGGTCAGGCACATGGCTGGGGGTCATGTCCACGCTGGTTCGATCCCAGCCGTCTCGACCAAAATTTTTATGGAGCCGTCTTCTAACGGTTAGGATGGAGCACTGTCTATGCTTCAATGGGGGGTTCGATTCCCCTCGGCTCCGCCAATTTCGTTTGTAAGCCGGGATATTTTAGTTGGTAGAATAGGGCTTTGGTAAGGCTCAGACAGGGGTTCAACTCCCCTTCCCGGCTCCACTCCTTTACAGATTTCACTTCCTGTGATACAATCAAACTATGGACAACAGAAACATTCATTATTACGACCAAAATGGCGAATTTATTGAATGGAGCAGGAATTTAGAAGCAGCCGTTGGTGATGTTGTCCATCCGTTTCAAAAATCCAATAACGGATCAGCAATAGATTTGATGCTCAGTCCATTTCCTTCAGTTAGTCGTGAATACAAACAAGTTAACTGGAAAGTATTAAAAATAGATGATTCTGAGCCTTTGTGCAGAAAGTTTACTGTGGAAATGCTAGAGGACTCACTGATATAATGTCAATCGAAATCAGTAAAGAAGTTGGTAAAAGTTTTGTAGCGAAATATGCCTCAAACATCGATACCAATATTGTTGATTTAAAAATAACTGCAGAAGTGTCCATGGAAAGGTCTCATGACTCACGATCTCGTGGGTTAGACCGATCTGCCAACACTCCTGGTGAAAATGATGAAAGCGATGATCCTGAACGTGAAATGCGTGGTGTCTTGGCAGAAATTAAAGTAGCACGTTCTTTAGGACTTTCCACATTTAGGCCGACAGTTAATAAAGAGCACGACCCAGACATCATCGCAAAGACTTTTAAAATTGAAGTTAGATCGATTGAGGGCGATATCCCTGGTAAACCACGTGGATTGATTATTCGTCCCAAGGCATACAATGACCGTTGGCAAATTAAAAGATCAGCAGAAGAAGGCCATGATGATGAAATTTATGTGCTAGTTGAAATTACTCCAAGCAGATGTACGATACTAGGGTGGATAACACGCGGAGAAGGCAAAGAAATTGGAGAATATTCCAGACTAGGACTACCTGGCGGTAAACCAGTGTGGTTGGTTTCTCGCGAAAATTTGCACCCATGGAATGAATTTTTAAAAAGGTTTGAAGCTTTATGATTTGGTTAGTGCAAAACGCCTTGTTTGGCGACGAATTCGGATACGACAATTTCATTGCGGCCATTGATGCTACCGGCGCTCGCCGCATTCAGCTGGATCATGTCTTTTGGGATGCCACTATTGATTTGAAGCTGACCGGCATTACTGATCCCAAATCATTGATTCCGTTCGGTACCAGGTCTTTTGTCCGATACGCCATCCAGCAAGGCTGGAATGTGTTTTGGAATGATAACTTCAACTATCCTGATTTGACGGCTTACGGCGAACACTTCATTAACCATGACATGACGGTTGAAACACTTGATGAATTGGAAGTTCCTGATACTGGCAAAGTCTATATTCGTGAGGCTGCTGGCTTCAACATCATCAAGGGCAAAGTCATTTCTGGTTATGCATGGCCTGACTGGGTGAATGGTTTTAAGCGTGATCGGCACGACGACACGATTTCAAGATCCAGTCACGATTGGCACCCAATCGATGGTTCCACTAAGTTCATTTGGGCACCTGTCAAACAAATCATCGACGAATACCGAGTATGGATTGTTAATGGCCAGGTAGCATCGGCATCTCAATATATTAGCAACGGTGAAATCAAATACAGCAATGCCGATGAAAATTGGGAAGTAACGTGCTTTGCTAAACAAATGTTTGACCTAGAAAGCTTTGGAATGGATACGCTTGTCTTGGATGTTTTCAGAACACCGGCTGGCTTAAAAGTTGGTGAAATTAACTGTATGCATTGCTCGGGTTGGTATGCCATCGATAGCCTCAAAGTGGTCGAGGCACTATCTAAAGCTTACTAAGTAATCGTATGGAAGGGCATGTTTACACGAATCAAAATGGCAACCTTGCCATCTCAAAAGAAGTGCTAGAAGAGTTTAGAAAGTTGGATGTTGTCTGGGAACGTGATGAACGCTGCTGGCGGAAGAGAACGAATCTCGACAAGCCAGCCAGAGCATAAGTAATCGCATGAGCACAATAGAGCGCGTCAACCAAATTAAAGAGTATTTACGTCTAACAGCACACCCACAAATTTCTTCGATGCTTAAAACGCCATGGCACTCTGAAGATATGGAACAAATGGAAACTGGGATTGCAAAAAAGGCGATTGAAGGTATGAAAAGCCGCCGTCAAAATCCGAAGGCGTGACCGCCATTAATTTTGTTGCCCCACAGGTCAAGATCTTTTCGGGGGTCATCTTTATGGAGTTCCCGCCATTCTTGGATGATTGGAAGAGCAAACTCCATATCCAGCATGCTGTCAGAATAATCAGCAATGTCCACCGCTACTTCTTCGGCTGTGCAGGTGTGGATTTGATCATAGCCGTTTAAATCGGCACTGTCCATCATTTCAAATAATTGTTCTCGTAATGTCACTTTTTCGCCCATCCTTCTGGTGTGGTTTCGCCAAAATGTAGATAGTCATATGGGTCGAAATCTAAATCTGCGATGCCCTTACGCAGGAAACGTTCCGGCTGTAAAGTGCATGATGCATCTCCACGTGTTTTGGCATGCTCGATGTAATCAAGAACTTCAGCCAACTTTTGCAATTCTGACCTAGTCATCTCAAAGCTATTTTATCACATTTTGGTTTACTTGTCAAGTTCTATACTTGACAACGTTTCATAGTCATTATAAAATTGTTCCATGACTGACATGTATTGCCCAGAATGTGACCTCAGCTTGGATGATGAAATTGATATTGACTTTGATGAAGGCGATCAACTTACCTGCCCGAAATGTTATACCGAGCTTGTCTTAGAGCACGGTTCGTTGACTCCCGTTGAAGACGATCTTGATGAAGACGAAGACGATGATGAACTCATCGACTACCCAGATGACGAAGACGATGATGACGAAGAGGACGAATAGATAAAGTATGAGAGAACACAAAGATACCGCTGTTTCAGAAGTTATGGCTCCTGAAGACAAGGCCATGTCGCGATTAGAAATGCTGAAGTTGGCTTTTGATATTGAAGATTCGGCCAGCCAACGAATGGTTCACTACATCGACACCAGTGCCACCAGTAATCTTGGACGTGGTAAATCTGATGATTATCTGGAAGCAGCCAAGACGAAATTTGTGGATGCGAACGGAGATTATTGGGTTCCGTGTGCTGAAAACGATCGTCGTAGTGAAGTGGTGGTAATGCCAGGTCGTATTACCCTGGAACATGTTTTAAACACTGCCGTGGCCTTACGTGGTTTTATTGAGGGAAAATAATGAACGAAGATCTTAAATATTTTGAAAAGAAATATGGAAAAGGGTCCATTCAATATCGGCTTTTGGCTGATGCAATCGCCATTTACAAAATGGAGCGAGCCAAGCAGCTGTTTCATAGTTGACCGTCTGAAATGACCATGATAAACTAAGTTAATGACCATTTCAGACGGTTTAACCTTCGATGACGTTCTGCTTAAACCAACACACAGTGTAGTGATACCAGCAGAAATCGATGTTAGCACTTTCGCTACCGGCACAATTCAATTAAACATACCGTTCATTAGTGCGGCAATGGATACAGTCACTGAGTCCGCTCTTGCTATCGCTTTAGCTAGACAGGGCGGACTTGGTATCATCCATCGCAACATGTCTATCGAACGGCAAGCCGAAGAAGTAAACAAAGTTAAACGCAGCGAAAGTGGGATGATTGCCGACCCCATTACCATCGGCCCAACTAGCAAAATTTGCAATGCGCTTGACATGATGAAACAACATCGTATTTCAGGCATCCCGGTCACAGATAATTCCGGTAAACTCCTTGGCATTTTAACTAACCGTGATTTAAGATTTGAAACCAGGATAGATTTGCCGGTTTCAAGTGTCATGACCAAGGACAATCTCATTACTGCACCGGTTGGCACCACATTAGCCCAAGCCCAAGAAATCCTTCATAAACACCGAATCGAGAAATTGTTGATCGTTGATAACGAAGGTATATTACAAGGTCTTATAACGGTTAAAGATATTCAAAAACGAATTTCTCACCCAAATTCTACCAAAGATGGCAGGGGACGTTTGCTTGTAGGCGCTGCTGTTGGCCCCGCAAACAATTTTTTGGAACGTGCACAAGAACTCGCTATTAAAGGTGCCGATTTAATCGCGGTTGATTCGGCCCATGGCCACAGCCAACGGGTTTTGGAAGTTGTTCAAGAATTAAGGAAACGGCTTCCGGAGCGTGTCAGTGTTATTGCTGGCAATGTTGCTACCGAGGTAGGCGCATTAGCATTGATGCTTCATGGTGCTAACGCTATAAAAGTCGGTGTAGGGCCTGGTTCTATTTGCACTACTCGTATTGTAAGTGGTGTAGGCGTACCACAATTGACCGCTATCATGGACTGCTACAAGGCCACAAAGGGACGAGTTCCTCTTATTGCGGATGGTGGCATTAAGTTCTCTGGTGATGTCACCAAAGCGTTGGCTGCTGGTGCGGATTGCGTGATGTTGGGTGGCTTGTTGGCTGGAACAGATGAAAGCCCTGGTGAAACCATTTTATATCAAGGCAGAACCTTCAAAAGCTATCGTGGTATGGGTTCGCTGGCTGCAATGAATGCGGGTTCGTCAGACCGATACAGCCAGGAAAGCAATGGAAAGCTGGTTCCTGAAGGTATCGAAGGGCGAGTGCCTAGTAAAGGTCCTTTGTCAGAACTGATTTTCCAGCTTGTTGGTGGTTTGCGATCTGGCATGGGGTACTGCGGTTCCAAGGATATCGCTATGCTACATGACAGAGCTGAATTTATCAAAATTTCCAGTGCTGGTTTGCGCGAAAGCCACGTTCATGATGTCGCTATTACCCAAGAAGCACCTAATTACAGAATTGAATAAGTGATACACAATCAACTTTTATAATGGACAATATGACTTTTTTAAAAACACTACGAGAAGAAGGACGCAAAAATACCATTCGGTTACGGCGTTCTGCTGCTGACCGCTTAGCAGATAAGATTCTAGTTATGGCAGCCAGAAAAGAAAGAGAGCTTCGTAAAAAAGCACTGGAAGCAGAACGGGAAATCAATAAAACAAAAGCCGCCAAAAAGCGAGAAGCAAAGATGACATGTCGCTGTAATCAGGACGCATGTACTGAGTGCCAACACCGAATTAGGCACCGATCAATCAATCAGCGCCTCCGAGCAGCAAAAAAAGTGGCCATTGAATCTATACCAAAGACCACAAGAAGCACAGAGATTTTAAGCTTATATTTTGAAGAATTAAACATGTATACTGAAAAGTATGCGCACCGTTCTTCTAATAGCAAAACGTCTGGCCGAAGACCAAAAACTGTAATCCCAAGAGGTTTTCAAGAAGTCACGGCTGAAATCGAACCTGAGGGACCCAGACATCACCCGTGGAGAATACCGTTTAGTAAAAATTATTTTGTTGTTGACACTGTAACCAACTCGTGATACAATTCGGTTGTCGGTAAAAGTTAGTGGCAAAACTGCAATAAATTAGTGCAGGAGATCACCATGAAAATTAAACTAAACGGTATCGAGATAGAGATGGAAGGTGACGCCGAAGTCATAATTTCTGATGACGGCAAGCACATCGTTATCAAACCCCAGCCTCAAATTTCTTTGCAACCTATCACAACTCCATATGTTTGGCCCAACATCACATATCCAAACATATACCCGAATTATCCAGGTACTTACCCAAACACTCACCCTTATCCCAACACATACCCTTGGGGAACCACTATTTGTGGCTCACCTAATGATGTAGGCAGCGTTTCGAGTGGTAGTTACACAGTTCGGGCCGATGACCCAAATTTACAAATTTCATACACAACTTCGCAGATACAATAAAGGACAAAATGATTGAAGGAAATGCCATCAACTACTATCAGAAATCGATGGGAGAATGGTGGACAAAAAATTTCGGAGATAATCCAGACGATGTTCCCGCCAATTCACTGCTCGCAATTGGTGAAGAATTGGGAGAGCTAATGCGTGCTCATATTAAGCAAGTTTCAAACATCAGAGGTTCATCTGAAGAATGGGAACGTGAAATCAATAAGGAAATTGGCGATGTATTTGTAACGTTGGCCGTTTATGCTTATCGACGCGGCATTGATCTTGAAAAAGCCATCCGTGAACGATGGGATGTTGTGGGCAAACGTGACTGGCAAAAAGATCGTAAGACTGGCGGCTGTGTAGAGCACGGAGCTATTGCAGAATGAGATTGACTGCTGACAGCGAGCTATTAAGAGTTTTGGAACGTCAAGATGCGCTAATAGCTGCCGGTTTTGATCCAGCATCGGGCGACAATCAAGAAGCCATGGATGTAGCAATGAAGTGGGCAGCTTTGGACCGGATAGAAGGCGAAGACCCAGCCAGATATAATGAGCTAGTTGCCAAATACGCTCCCGAGCTACCTGGGTTGAGAGAGGCACGTGCTTTAAGCCTCCACACTCCAAATTCATACAGCGGGTCAATTTTAAGCGCACTCTGCGAAATGGCCACTTTGGTCACCTGGGACGAATTACTAGAAAAGGAAAACGAAAATTAATGAGCATACCTATCATTGGCGGCGATAACAACATTCCGATTATTGGCCAACCGCAAGAACCGGAACAGCAATACCAAAGCGATCCGCGAACGGCTTTAATTATGGAGTTGATGGCGGTAGTCAGCCATTGCTCTGATGTTTTGAAGGCTATTCAATCAGACACTAAAGCTGCAATTGAACGTTTGGACATGCCGGATCATTCATTAGTAGTGCGACTGCTGACCAAAATCGAAAATATTGCCGAAGATGCACTTACTTCCGATCCCATCGTTGGAACGTTGTTGCGCATTGAAGGTGCGATGGTATCTAAGTTTATTCGCTGGCTGGAAAAGACGTCGGCTGATGGTCTAACCCAGGCTGAAAACGAAATTGTTCAAAAAGCTATCAAACTGGCCATTGAAAAAACGCAAATGCCTGGTGAAGCGCCAGCTGAACCAAGAGAAACCAAGGTTGATCCAAATGCACCAACACCATTGGTGACATTAACCTAAGGAAAATATGCCGGTTATCATGGATGAAATAGACGAAAATTACGAGGAAGAAAAATCAACCAACTTTCCTGGGATTATTCTTGGACTTGTAGCACTTCCGCTTGGTTTGGGTATTGTGGCCGCTTACATCAAGGCCATCTGGTGTATTATGGCACACGTGTGGCATATGGTTAACTTCTAATGTCAATGTTTCAAAAAATCGGGTCTGATTATTATGAAACTTATGAAGATGAATTCATGGATGACTTGGAATTTGAGGCTCGACGCGCCAGCATACCAGAGCAATATGCTTATAAAGCTTGCCAGTATGCATGGCGCGAAGGCCATGCAAATGGGTTTCATGTAGTTTACATGAAACTTCTTGAAATCGCTGAAATGTTTAAAGACGATCAAAATGATAACTAGATGGCAGTGGATCGATATTTGTGAATCGTGTCTCGCAATAATAGAAGGGCATCGCCCGATGGTTATGACGTCATTCACAACATGCGCAGTTTGCGAGACTTCTGGCACAAAATGCCAGAAAACCCCCATCAAGGTTCCTGTTAAACAATTGAGAGGCATGGTTTTAGAGGTTTATTCAGACTAATGCTTGAATTTGTTAGCGGTGACATTTTTGAATCACAGGCCGACGCATTCGTTTGTACAGTCAATACGGTTGGTGTTATGGGCAAAGGTATTGCTCTGGAATTCAAGCATCGATTTCCGGGTTTGTTTCAGTGCTATGCAGAGCAGTGCCATTACAATAACATCAAAGTCGGCTCCGTACATGTTTGGCCTACAGGCAGGTTGCAACCGCGATTTGTCATCAATTTTCCAACAAAACAGCATTGGAGAAATCCTTCTCGTCTAGAATGGATTAAATGGGGTTTGGATGATTTGGCTGAGAAATTGCTTCATCATGAAATTTCCAGTGTGGCAGTACCTGCTTTGGGGTGTAATTTGGGTGGGTTGATGTGGACCAGTGTTGTGCCGCTGTTTAACATTTTTGAAACCCATCCGTGTAAAGTATCAGTTTTTAGACCGAAATAAGGGAGCATTGTAATGGCGTTGTTTTTCGCTGAAATTTTCAATTTTTTTGTTTTCGGGGCAATTGGTTTCTGGTTAGCCGTTGCTGCCGTTAACATCGCGCTTTTGTTTTTCACTGAATACGTAAAGCCTGGTTGGGCAACAGTGACTTTTGTTTTGACGTTGGCTTTTCTCAAGTATACCAACGCGTTTGATATTGTGGCTTATGCTCCAAATCACAAGGCGGATTTGTTTTGGTTTAGCATTGGTTATGTAATTGCCGGTGCAATTTGGAGTTTGATCAAATGGCAATTCTTTTTGCTAGAAAATCGGAACAAATATGAAAAGAGGCGTCTTGACTTTTTTGCAACCAACAACATCAAAGGTACTGAAATTGTTGATGAACTCAAAGACAAATGGGCTACTGTAGTTCGATCTGAAAAAATTGGCAAGCCGGATGCCGCCCGTTATAAGGACACCCTCATTCTTTGGATGACCTACTGGCCATGGTCTGTTTTATGGACCCTTGTTCATGATTTCGTTAAACGTGCCTTCGACTGGGTTTATGACAACCTCGGTAAAGCTTATGACAATATGGCTGACAGAACATACGCCAGGTTCGATTCCGATTTCCAGAAAGATGAAAAGGTAAAGTAATGACCACCCGTCACGAGCTGCTGCAAGTTTTATTCAACAATTTAAGCACTACAGATTTGCAGCAGCTCGTGGAGCTGGCTAACGAAGCCTGTAAATCACTCAATACCATCCACCGTAACAAGAATTTCAGCGACACAACCACCGAAGAACATGTTATTGATGCGTCTTATGTAGTTTCGTGCATCGGCACTGCAATAAACGATGTTCTCAAAGGACGGAATCATCCGTATACCGAAAAATGACAGTTCACTGCGTGTTTTATATTAGTTCGGATGGGTTCACTTACTCATGTGATACTTTGCTCGGCATTTTCTTAGAAAAGTGGGAAGCAGAACGAGCATTATTGATGCACGTTGATGCGGTTCGAACCTTTAATGAACAGTGTATTAAACGAGATAAACAGTTTACTGCACTAGTCAAGGCGGGAAAACTTAAAGAGGCCGGTGGATTACCATTGGTTGATTTTGCGGGTATCGCGGATGATGACATGGATCATTATGATATTCGTGAGGTAACAGTAGGAGAATTTAATGGCTGAAGAAATCGAGCAACAACCAGTTATCGGACATAGCGCTACCGAAGGCACCGTATACCGGCAACGATACAAATCCGATATTGGTGAAGGTACGATCTTCCTTCTTGAGTTGGCCCAAGAAGACGAAACAACTGGCCAACTCCAAACCATAACAGAACCAGTTTGCCCACACTGCGAGCATGTTGGCGATCCAGCTGCCCTATGGGATATCAAGGGCGACATTTATTATCATATAGCATGTGGTCCAATGTCACGACAGGATCTGGCTATGTTTTTCTTTGAACACGCTTCTTTATAAAAAATTATGACAACAAACAGACGCGGTAAAGTTACTCAACAACCCAGCCAGAATTATCAAAATACGCACTTAGTAGAACTCAACAACAGCATCACCCCCAGGCAGAATGTTCCGGCTCCCCATTCCAAAGCACCAGCAATTTTGCGGCCACCATTGAGACAAGTCAATGGCTAGATGACCGTGGCCCCAACTGGTCTCGCAATAATTGGTGGGATGAATGGATCAGCATGCTGTTCAGAGATTATAACGACACACCTCTCCCAAGAATCGTTGAGCACAGATCTATCTGGGATTTTTACGCAGCCGTTGGTTACGATTACAAAAGGAAAAAATGGGTTACAAACAAGTTATCGTAATGCGCACCGATTTGAACATGCGTAAGGGCAAAATGATTGCCCAAGGTGCACATGCAAGTATGGCGGCTCTGCGAGGTTGGGAAA